GTTTGCAAACGTACCACCTACGAAATAACCATGTTCATCTTTACTTTTACCAACTTTATGAGTAGTAAACACACTGACCAACTTCTCCCAAGTAGCGGTTCTAAGTGTACACTTAGCACTTGTCTTTTCACCTCTGGATATAGTATATGTTTGCATATTAGCCCCGATGCTCTATGATAGGGATCTCAATAGCCTTCAATTCTCCATTGGTTATCTTCTCGATCTGAATGGCTCTATTGGCTGGAATAGTTCCTAACTTTATCCATTCCCCTACAGCCTGACGGCTTACACCAAGTCGCAATGCCATCTTCCTTTGATTACCAAAGTGCTTAATAATTAATTCTGTATTCATAGTTGCTTTATTCCCAATGACAATGTGAGCTTTACATTGTAATCCTTTAGAAATAAAATGTGCAAGTAATTAATTTATGATATAGTTTGATCTTGGTGTGAGAGCCATTAAATCAGAAATTAAATAAAGCTATATTCTAATTGTCGTAGGCAAATTTCTGAGCCTTTCTCACACGACAACTGAGTATGGCTTTTTTTATGCGGATAATAAAATGATTACACAAGAAAAATTAATTCATAATAAATCAGGATATACAGGAGTAGCTAAAGTTAAAAATAAATGGTTTGCTCAAATATCATATAAATCTAAAACTATATCTTTAGGTTATTTTAATACAGTTGAAATGGCATATGAAGCGTATTTAAAAGCTAAATCACAACTTCATATTTTTAATCCTATACCTAGAAATTAAAATAAGGAAAACTAATGACAGCACATGCGAAATTAAGTGCATCTGGTTCTCATACGTGGCTTCTTTGTACTGGTAGCATAAAAGCCCAAGAACCTTACACCAACACTTCTAGTACATTTGCTCAAGAAGGAACTGATGCACATGAGTTGGCTGAATGGTGTTTGAGCAAAGAATTAAACCCTTTTGACTTTGAAGGTAAAAAGTTAGATGGGTCAGCTAACATTATTACTAAAGAAATGTGCAGCAATATACAAGTCTATCTTGATTTTATTGCATTAATAAAAGGAAGGGTCGAAATAGAAAAACGAGTAGACTTTTCAGATTATGCGCCTGAAGGTTTTGGTACAGCAGATTGTATAATTTATAACCCTGATGAAAGTTTATTAACTATTGTAGATTTGAAATATGGAAAAGGTATAAAAGTTAATGCTTATGAAAATAGCCAGTTAAAACTTTATGCACTTGGAGCGTTATCCGATTACCCTCTTAACTATAAAATCAAAAAAGTTAATATGGTAATTGTGCAACCACGCCTAGACCATATAGATGAGTTTTCTACAACTGTGGACGAGTTGTACAGATGGGGTGAATTTGTTAAACAACAAGCAACAATAGCCTTATCTGATGATGCCCCCAGAACACCAGGCGATGAACAATGCCGATGGTGTAAACATAAACCCCTATGCCCAGAACTATTACAATTAACAACAGACACAATATTAAGTGAGTTTGATAATTGTGATACAACACCCGTCAATAAACTAACCGATGCTCAATTAAAACAAGTATTGACTAATGCGCCCTTAATCAAGTCATGGTTGTCAGCAGTTGAAGATTATATAAAAGACAAACTAGAAAATGGTGAAGAATTTAAAGGCTTTAAACTGGTAGAAGGTCGTAGTAGCCGTACATGGACTAATGAGGCATTAGCAGTTACAACTTTAACAAATTTATACACACATGAAGAACTGTTTGAACAATCATTTATATCAGTTCCCAAAGCTGAAAAGTTATTGGGTAAAAAGAATATGGACATTATTAATGATTTGATTATTAAAAAAGCAGGTAAACCAACATTAGTGCCAGCAAATGATAATCGCAGATCAATATCAGTTTCGGCTGATGATTTCGATTAAAAATAAATTTGACACTTAGCAAATGTCAATGTAGACTTTACAAGCCAATTAAGGCACAAAACTAAAAGGTAAAATAAAATGTCAAAAATTAAAATAGAAAATGTACGTTTATCATTTCCATCTTTGTTTAAAAAATCTGTATTTGATGGTGTCGAAACAAAGTTTGAAGCAACTTTTTTGTTTAAAAAAGGCTCACCTACTCATAAACAAGTAGAAAAAGCGATTGATGAATATATAGAAGAAAGATTTGAAGGTAAGATCCCTAAAGGTTTAAAAATCACTGCCCTTAAAGATGGTGATGAAAAAGAATATGATGGTTATGAAGGTATGATGGCTCTTAAAGCAGGAAATACCAAAAGATGTATGCTTATTGATGCTGATAAAACGCCTTTAGCTGAAGAAGATGGTCGTTTATACGCTGGTTGTTATGTTAATGCCATATTAGATTTCTGGTATTCAGATCATCCTAAAGGTGGCAAACAAATACTAGGTAATCTTATTGCCGTACAATTCTATAGAAATGGTGAACCATTCTCCGATGGGGCATCGGCATCTGTTGATGATTTTGAAGATGTGTCTGAGTTCTAAATATTTTTAAACTGATACTTATCAACTAAGCCCCTTAATTGGGGCTTTTTTATCATCACAAGGAGCAACAATGGCAGTATTCATTGATGTGGAATGTTATAAAGACTACTTTCTTTTTTGCGCTAAAAATAGCAAATCAGGTAAAATTACTAAAATACCTATGCACGCTAATTGCGATTTAAATGAAAAATTATTGCGTGAAATATTAAAAGTAGAACTTATAAGTTTTAATGGTAATAACTATGACTTACCAATTATATCAGGAGCATTAGCAGGATGGGATTGCCAAGAATTACATGACTTATCAAATCAAATAATACTAAGTGATAAACCAACGTATCAGATTTTAAAAGATAAAAATTTAAAAGTAGGCAATTACAATCATATTGACCTTATAGAAGTTGCCATTGGTGTTGCTTCATTAAAAATCTATGGGGGTAGATTGCATACTCAAAAGATGCAAGATTTACCTATAGACCCTACAGCTTCAATTTCCCCAGAACAACGTGAAACATTAGAACTCTATTGCCAAAATGACTTAGAGTTAACTGAACTTCTTTATAATAAATTGTTACCTCAAATAAATCTTCGTAGAGAAATGAAAAAAACCTACGGTATGGATTTACGCTCTAAGTCTGATGCTCAAATTGCCGAAACAATTATTAAATCAGAATTAAATGCTATAACTAATGAAACATATACCCCTTCTCTGTATGCACCGGACTATAGTTTTAGTTATAGTAATCCTAAAATTATTTCATTTAATAAACCAGAATTGATAGAAATTTATAATAATTTATTAAATGAACAATTTTTATTATCTGCTAAAGGTTCGGTTAAAATGCCAACATGGTTAGCCAGACAAAAAATAACAATAGGTAACACTGTTTATAAAATGGGCATAGGTGGTTTACATAGTTGTGAAAAAAAGCAATTGGTAAAAGCATCTTCTAATTATTTAATTAGTGATTTTGACGTAACTTCTTTTTATCCGAGCATTATTTTGCAACAAGAGCTTTATCCTGAAAACATGGGTGAGAATTTTTTAACTTTATATAAATCTATTGTAGATCGTAGAATCACTGCTAAACGAGATAAAAACACAGTTGAAGCTGATGTATTAAAGATTGTATTAAATGGTTCGTACGGTAAATTTGGAAGCAGATTTAGTGCTTTATATTCACCTGAACTATTACTCCAAACTACTATTACAGGACAATTAAGTTTATTAATGCTAATTGAAGCATTAGAAGAAAATGCAATAGAAGTTGTTAGTGCCAATACTGATGGTATTGTTACCAAATATCGAGTAAAGGATATTGAATTAGTACAAAAACTACTTGCTGAATGGACTTTAAAAACAACCTATAACCTTGAGCAAACAGACTATAGGATTATTGCTTCAAGGGATGTTAATAATTATTTAGCAGTTAAAACTGATGGTAAAACAAAAGGCAAAGGATGTTTTGCTGATCCTTCATTATCTAAGAACCCTGATGGTCAAATTATTTTTGAAGCAGTAATAGCTAAAATAGCATCAGGTAAACCCATTAGCCAAAGTATTAAAAGATGCACTGACATTACTAAATTTGTTACTGTGCGTACTGTGACGGGTGGTGCAAT